TTTACTGTATATGTTGGTGGTCGTGGATATGGTGGAGGGGTATGGAATGGTAATGTTATTAATACTTCTGGTGGTGATACTGAATTATATTGGAATAATAACACTAATTATATTATTGGTAATGGTGGTGTTGAAGGTGTTGATAGTAATCAATATGGTATAGCAAGTGGTGGTGGTTATTCAAATGTAGGTGGTTCAGGTGGTGCTAATGGTGGTAATAGTATTGCATGGAATTATTGGGGTGGTGGTTCATTGGGTGGTGCTATTCCTACAGTTACAACAGGTGTAACAATGACTAATTCTACTAATTCATTATGGACTGTTATTAATTCATCTATTGGTGTTTATTCATATAATAGTGGTTATTGGTGGGGTAACTCTTGGGGTGCTGGTGGGCAAGGCTCCAGAGGTGGTGCTTCTGGTGACCCTTATGCTAGAAATGGTGGAGAAGGTGGGCCTGGATTTTTTATTGTTGTTATAGATTCTAATTAATAATTAATAAAAATATATATAAAGAAAATTTATTTTATTTATATATATAATGTCTAAAATAGATTATTTAACTGAAGATACTATTTTACCGGAGAATCAAAAATTTGTATGTATTTCTTTTTTATCTGATAAAGATAATAAAAGTTCTTTAACAGGTGTTAAAATTAGAGGTGTATTTTTAACATATGATCAAGCATGCGAACATGCAAAAAAAGTACAAACAACTGATCCATATTTTAATGTTTTTGTAGGTGAAATGGGTAAATGGTTACCATATGATCCTAATCCTGAATCTGAATATATTAAAAATTCAGAATATGCCAATGAAGAATTAAATAATATGATGAAGAAATATATGGAAAATCAAGAAAAAGCTAAACTTTTCCACGAACAAAGGAAAAATGATTTAGTTAGACAAAATATTATTGATAATTTAAATATTAGAAAAGAAAATTTAGATGATTTAACTAAAAAATTAAATGAAAGTAATAATGATAATGATAAAAATACTATTGAATTAGATATTAAAAATATTGAAGAACAAATAAAAAAAATGGAAGATAAAAAGAAAGAAGTTGAAACTGAGTTAGAAACATTAAATAATCAAATTAAAAATATATAATTTTTTTTATAATTTAATATAATGGATATTATTGCTATAATAAATAATATATTAGATAATTTATTGATTAAAACATTTATTATTATATTAACAGGAATATATGCTGGTTATACATTACAACCCGTACCTAAATGGTTAAATAATTTATTTGATACTAATTTAATATTTAAATTTATTATTATTTTATTAATTGGTATTACTATGTTACATCCAATTGATGTAAATAAAATGATTATAATTATCGTTTGCACTGTAATAATATTAGGACTATTTGAATATTTTAGAACAATAAACTAAGTTTTTATTTTATCTACTATTACTTTTATTGAATTTTTTTTATTTATTAAATTATCAGTATTAAAAATTGTTATTCTTTTATCCCAATTATTATCATATTGAATATTATGAAATTTTTTAAATTTAGTTGAACCAACATTAAATTTTGGTACTGGTTTTGCTTTATACCAATATACTTTATCTGTTATATTTTTACTATGAATTCTATTATCTATAACCATAACACCATAATCATCTGTAATATCACTAAATACCTGTTGAAAAATATCAAACGAAGGAAACATCCCTGCATAATGTTCCCATAATCTACGTCTATTATTTATTGTATCTTCAGCTAATAAAAATATATAATCAAAATTAGATCTCATTTCTGGTGGTATACCCACTGCATATTGCATAGTTAATATAAATGATATATGATGATGACGTCCATTAAAAAATAGTTCTAAAATATTAGGATCTTTTAACCATGTACCTTTTGAACTCATACAATCATCCATAATTAACATTAACGAATCATCTTTTGGTTTTTTATTATTTTTAATTCTTGTTTTATTATCTTCATTCATTAAACTTTGTCTTTCATAAATTCGTGATAATATATCACTTGTATATTCTGAATAAATATAAATATCTGGTATAAAATCAGAATAAAATGAATTTAATTTTTCTGTTCTACTTATTGCAGTACAACAACTTATATTTCTTTTATGAAACATTATTTCTTTAGTTAAAAATGATTTTCCTGTAGCGCGTTTTGCTATCATTGCTATTGTACAATGATCTACCATTTTTTTTATATCAAATTTTTTTATTTGCAATCTTGTTGTTCCAAATCTTACTTCTTTTACAGACATTTATTATATCTTAGAAATAATATGTTAAAAATTTGCTAAATCTGTATATATTTCCTGATTTATATCACTTTTTATTAAATTTTCATTAGATTTAATAAAAATATTATTATTATCATAATTATTTAATAGATTTATATTTAATATAAACCCAATTATTGCACTCACAAATAAAGGCATCTTTATTTTATTATAAAAATCTCTTTTTTTTTCTTCACTTTTATCAAAATATTCAAAAAAATATAATGTTATAAATACCATTATTATTATTATTCCTTGTATAATATAACAATTCATATATAAAATAATAAAGAAAATATTTTTTATTTTAACATATTATATATTTAAATAATTTTTAAATAATTTATTGCATGATTTATTTGAATTACTAAATATTTCCTGAAAATTACTATTATAATTTAAACTAGTTTCAAAATTATCTGTATTTGTATCCAAATCTTCATATAATATTTTCTTTATTTTTTCATCTATTATTTCTATTTCTTTTGCTTTTTCATTAAATAAATTATTATGTTTTATTTCTGGTTGTATATTAATTATTTCACATTTATTTTCACTTTTATTTATTTCACTTTTATTTTCTATTTTATTTGATTCACTTTTATTTGATTCACTTTTATTTGATTCACTTTTATTTGATTCACTTTTATTTGAATTACTTCTAATTGATTTATTTGATTCGCTTGTATTTGATTCAGATTTTGAATTATTTACTTCTGATGTAATACTATTGTTATTAATTATATTTAATATTTTTGATCCAATAGTTTTATCTTCATCAACTGATATAATATTATTTTCATTATTAAATTTAACTATTTCAATTATTTTATTATTATCAAATTTAACAATATCATTTTTTTCACTACTTATTTCTTCCTTTTTATTATTTATTTCTTCCTTTTTATTATTTATTTCTTCCTTTTTATTATTTATTTCTTCCTTTTTATTATTTATTTCATTAAATTTATTTGAATCAATATTTGTATCATCTAAATATATATCTAAAATATATTTTATTGGTAATAATTTTCTTATTGTTTCTTTAATAGCTTCTTTAATAATGTTATTTACTTCACGTTGATTTTTTTTTATTTCTATTGCATTATATTCATGATAAAATAAATATGGATTGTTCCAAAATTCTCGTGCACATTCTATATATAGTTTATGTATAAATTCATTTAATGTAATAAAGTTATAAAATTTTGGATCAATTTTAATAACATTATTTTGATAATTATTATTATAAGTTAATAAAATTATATTAGATTTTATTGTTGCTTTAATTAAATCATTTAACCATAAAGAACTATTAGAAATTGTTAATATTCTGTTGATTTCAAGATTTAATATTTTATCATCCCATTTAGGTATTCTTTGTAAACAAGATTGAAACATTTTTAAAATATCATTAGATTTTGAAATTTTAGAAATATCTTTATAAATTGATTGAAATCCTTCGTATATTAATGGTGTTAATATATTAGTTAATTGTATTGTATATTCATTTTTAATTTCAATATATTGATTTAACATTATTAAATATTAGATAATATTTTTTTATAATGTATTATTAAAATTGTCCATGATTTGAAATAAAATCTTTATCATTTTCTGTCATACATAAACAACCACTATTTGCACCAAAATTACATGAATAATTTGATGGTATATAATTAGTATTCAAATTTTTATTTTTCATGTGTTCAGGTAACCATTGTGTAAAATTACAACAATTTTTTGAACAAATATTTGTATCTATTTTTATAATATCATCTGATGTTGTATTATTTAATTTTTCTATGTTTTCATAATTAAAAATTATTAAAAATAAAATGAATATTATTAAATAAATTATAATATTATTATTTTTCATATATAAAATAATAGATTAAAAATTTTATATATTTAATATTAATGGATATATTAACAAAAATTGATAATTATAAAAAAGAAAAAATTAAAGAAATTAATAAATATTTAGATTTTAATAATAATTATAATATTACTTTTGATGCTAATAAAAATAATATTATTAATATAACTAATGTTAAAACTAAAAATTTAGTTATTACAGGTGAAATTAATTTTTATGGTGTTTATAATTCTGATAATAAATTATGGATATGGGCTTCGTCTATACCAGGTATTAATTCTAAACAATTTAAAAAAATTATGAAAATTCGTAGTTTTGATCATTTATTTGAATATAGTGATGATATTAAAAATATGTTTTATTATCAATTATTAACACAAGATACAATTTTAATTGATGATATTAAATATTTAGAATGGATAAATAATTTATTAATTTATTTATCAAATGATTTATATTATTTTAATCCTAATACTAATTTAAATAATATTCAATTTATTACATTGAAAAATATTATTGAAAAATATGTTTAAATTTTATCTAAAAACAAATAATAAAAATACTATTATTACTCCTGCAATTACATATATTCCATATGGTGTTTTTAATAAATTATTTATTTGTGTTGATATATTATTTACATCTACATTTATTGTTACACCACCGTT